CTCTGAATGGTATATTATTGAATCAAAGAATATCCAAAGACACAGGGGAAACTGGTAATTCAGCGAAAGACAGGATACTCACACCATTTGAGATGGCACAATTGATACACTCCTATGTGGATAGCAGTGCCGCACAGGATGACCAGTCTATGAATAAGATAATCATATTGATTCCTAGTAGGATTGATACTAACTTTGAGTATCATACGAGTCATAATCCCGGTAATCCTAGCGCACCTGAAGGCTCTGAAACACTGGACATGGATGAACTACCGTTGATACCATTCACGTTTGACAACAGGAGATATGATGAGAGATTCAAGAGAGCCGCTAATGATTTCATAGAGGAGAACACTGGTATCTCAGATTTGGTAGATGAAGTATCAGCCAGTTCCTTTACAGATATATCAGAGGCAGATGAATTACCGGGAATGTTCGGATTCATCCGTTCTTTCAATACTACCTTTGCAGGAGAGCAGCCTAACAGCGTACAATTCACCTTAGAGTTTGAAGTTGCTAAGGTTCTCGCAGAGAATCCAATCAACAACTTGTAGGTGAAAGAATGGCAACAAGCACACATGTAGGAGATACAAGGGCATTGGTATTTCCTGTATTGTGCGATGGGCATCTAAAGATAGAGTATGATGACTACAACAGTAATGACTTGGTTGGTAGTAATACGATAGATACGTCAAAGCATCCTCTTTGGGACTATGGAGGCCCATTCAGCATTGAAGCCATAATCACCCCTTATGATGTGAATGGGATTGGTCATAGAACATCAGGACAAGGAAGGCTCGATAGCACCAAGACTCCCCCTAGTCCGAACCTATTACTAGATGACCAAGCAGATACGACATCCAACTATGAGAGTGTCAGTTATTTCGGAGCAGGTAGAAGCACACACAAGATGATGCTTTTCTCTAACTCGTATCTAAAGTTCTACTTGCAGAATACCACATCTTCTAACTTTAATCAACCCGCAGAGTACAAGATGGTAGTGGAGATAACAGATTCTGTTGGAACACCGATAACACACACCATTGATACGGATGCTGCTGTTTTTACCTCTAAGAAATCTCTAACTGGATACTATGATGCTGATGGTTTCTACAACGGTATTACCACAGATAAGACTAAGATAACAGCAAGTGCAACTGGCTCTCTACCAACTGCGACAGCACAGATAACAGGAAACTTGGCTAGTTTCACTAATACTGCTTCTATTCCAGCAACATTGGGTACTGCCACATTCACAGTGAATAATCAACCGGGTGCTTCTCATCTAGATACTCCGGGAAGTTCAGGAACTGCACCTGCTGGTGAAATTACAATTGACAGCATTTCTGCTAGTAACTGCTTCAGTGAGTTTGGGTTTGAGAATCAGGGTTCTAATCTTCTAGAAAATGCGGTCAATGCATCATCGATAAAGGTGTTCAATGATGGAACTACTGCTGCTGATACATTCGTCTTTGTTCCGGTTCTATCCTCTAATTTGGGTGGTTCAGTAAAAAATGGTAGTAACTTGATGGATATATTAAGTGGGACTGTTTCTTCTCCTACGGGGATACTACCGACATCAGGCATACCCAACAACAACATATTCATTTTTGCGATAACAAATAGCCAAGACGGTTTCGGTGTTTGGGAGAACACCCAAAATCTACGAACAGTAATAGGAACTAGTAGTCTGTCATCATCTATCACTGGACTTAATCTCTATTCTAGTGGTCAATCAGGTAAAGCACTAACTCTTACTACAATTACTAGCACATCTAGCAGTACATATGCTAGTTACAATAACACTATCACAAGGGGAAGCAACTTGACAAGTGACGTAAGTGTTTCGGGTATGACAGGAGGAGTGAATGCAACATCAGGAAGTAATGTGAATTACTACATGACAGTTCAATTGAGAAACAGCATTGGCAATCTAGTTACTAAATACTTCAAGTTCTTCAATACTGGAACGAATGGTGCTGTCAATAACAGCACTACTAGCGTTTCTCCTACACATATAGTGAGAGTTGGTGGAAGTGAAAACCTCACTGCCTCAAACCTATCAAGTGCAATCAATTCTGCCTTTAGTGGTACGAACTTTGCAGGAGACCAAGCAAGTGTAAGTGGTAGCGTAGTAACGGTCACATCTCCAAGCACATCAACTGTTACTAATCAGGCTCTAGCAAGAGTCAGTAATTACTCTACTGTCGTTAGTGTTAGTGGTAGTCAGTTTGCAAATTATGTAGCAGAAACCCCCGCAGTTACCCCTACTGCATTCATTACCCTAGAGGATAGTAGCGGTACAATCAAGAAGTATAAACCAACGAAGGGTGCTAACAGTGAGAGCAATGCCTCTACTGCAACAGAGGGAAGCAATGCTGTTGTGTTCTTCACGAATGTCGTAGGTGATACCGCAACTACTGCTGATAATCTAAGAGCAGTTATCGCAGGTTCTTCAGGTCACAATGGCACTCTCACAGTATCTAGAGTTGGAAGCACCGTTACTATTGTAGCAGCGTCAGCAGGAGACCAAGCAATCAGCAGTACAGGGATAAGTTCAGGACTAACGTTAGGGGCATTCAGCACAAACGTCAGAAATATTATAGTTGGTTCAGGAGAGGCAGATGGCATTGGTGCTGGTAATAGCATATACGATAACGCTGGTACATTGATAGGAACTGTTTCTAGTGTCAGTAGTAACAGCATAACTCTTGCAGCAGACCCTGCTACAACAGTCACATCCACCATATACAGAGACCAGCAGAGAGAGGCATTGTATCTAGAGCAGATAGCGAAGGTGGGTATCTCTTTCAATAAGAACACCCTTACTTTTTATCTAAACAATCAACCTGTGAAAAGGGTGAAGGTGAATATAGGCAAGTTCAGACTAGGAACTAGTGATTGTTATATCGGTCAAGATGGCAGTCTTAACGCAGCAAACCGAAAGGCCACTCAATTCATGGGAGAGTTGTATGAAATAGCGTTTCACAAATCTGCTAATCCCTGTGCATCTATCACGACTCTAACTCCTAACTTCAGTGATACACTGTTGTACTATACGTTTGGTGATTAAGATGGCAAAGGCAAACGGTACTATGGTTTATCCTCTGTCAATAGAGGTTAACGAAGATGATGCCAATGAAGCCTATGCCAGTATGACTACTGAGTTTTCCACTGGAAAGGCATTCAAGGATGTCTCTGTCAATCCAAAGTTGAAAGCGACATTCGTAGAGGCAGAGCAGAACGGAACTGGTAGTGCTACATCTGATGTCGTTGCATCTGCTATCTTCACCGAGATTAGAAAAGGGCCATGTGGAACTTCGATATCTAATGATAGAGCAGATATGATAGGAAATAGGATACTTCCACATAACAAGACCCTCACATCATATGCGACAAACAAGGAGATAACTCCACCATACAAAGTCAAGGTATTCGATGAAAACGCAAGTGAAGGAGAGACAAATAGAAAATTCGTATACTCAACAGTAACTAACAGTTCATCTGCACCTGCCACTGATACCCTTGCTCTAGATATAGAGAACTATGACTACTTCATTCTACTCAACCCTGAGATATACGACTCTACTACACAATCAGACACAGCAAGACCACACTTTGCTAAGATAACATCAATTGTCACGTTTGCTGACTTTGGAGATGGTCTAGAGTTTAGCCCCAAGTATCCCACACCAATACCCAAGGGAACTAACTTTGAGGTATTCAAAGGGCCAAAAAAATATCTTGATGATGGAACTGAGGATAAATCAGTTGTTGCTGTAAGTTATGGTCTTCGTGGTGATAACCAAGCATCAACAGACAACTACGATGTCCTGAATCTAGTTGCCACACCTACGTTCTACTTCTACAATGACAGGTTAGAGCAGGATGACCAATTAGACTACATGGAGAAATACACTCTGACTAGGCTTAGATGGTATGATTACTCTGACACTGTGACAATGACATCCAACACAGAGATAGCACTATACTCAGAGGGTAGCAGCACTGTAAAATTCACAACAAACAGTTCAGGTGACACTGACAAGTTATGCGAGGGAATGTCACTCTTTGACAGTGGAACAGATGAATGGTATGGGAACATCAAGGAGATAACTGGAAATGACATACATCTAGAGGTTGCATACAAAGCAAAGAGTGCAACAACGAGCAACTTCACCGTGAAGATAGGAAAGGGAATACAGAACATAGTATTCAGAACTCATGCCAAGTTGAAAGGCACAATAGAAAGCATCAGTAGAACAAGATTGGATGCCACTCTCGTTGACCATCTCAGAACCACAGATGATGCTGATGGGAGTTTCGACCCGATGTTTTGGCACAAGGCATTCCCGAATATGAAGAGACACGAATCAGATAGCACTAGTGCTACTGCTTCGACCCTTGATGGCAATAGGAATGGCCCTTCACGATACATCACATCCGACCCAAGGCCGAGGAGAAACGACATCGTTCCTCTTGTCACCGATGTAATTGTCAATAGCCCACAGAATAAGATGAGTAAGATGTGCAAATTCAAGGCGATGAATAACTCAGGAATACTCCCTGAGAAGTATAAGGAAGGTCAGACTCTGAAGGTGATGAAGAATCTATTCTCAGATAATATGTCATTCAAGACGCTTCCCTTCAAAGCAAGTAAGTCAAGCAGTGTTGGTAATAGCATAGAGTTTCATGATATGGATGATGTTCACGATTACAAATTATCCGAGAAACTACCGACAGACTCTATCATACTAGTTGATGGATACTACTACGTTGTAGATACAGTTGCTGTAAAAAGCGGTACTACTCAGACATTTACAGTCAAGGCAAATAAAACACTACATGCAAACACATTCACCGTTTCTCCTTCAGTTCATGAGTTCTCAAATGCGACAGTTCAGATAGCACCGTGGACTGAGGTTTTGAATACAGAAGACTTTGATTCTGATACACAAGTGCATTATGCAGATGCAAACAGGTTGACAATTTCAGGTACTACAATAAACAAAGAAGACAGCAAGTTGTATAATACGAAAGTAGTATTTCCTAGAGTATCCACACATCAGAATACTGTTGACTATGTGGATAAGGACATGGAGTATGTCAAATTTCAAGATGGTGATAGAAAGTTCTATCAAAACACCAGTAACTCTAGGTTCTACTATTATGAAGGAACATACAGTCTACAAGAAGAGGCTTTTGATGGCACAGTTGAATTGAGTGAGACAGAAACAAATAATGGACTTACACTGTTAACACTGGAAGGCAGAGACAACTCCTCCTCGTTATTGAATACCCAAGTGAATCAGAATCTTCTCTTCACCGAGGATATGATACATAGCACATTGAATCCAGTGATGCCTCTTTCCAACACTGAGACACTAACCAGCGTTAGTGTGAGTGGAAAGGTGATTACCCACGCTTCAGGAGATAACTTCACACCTACTGCCAAGATGCTTCTCTTCACTAGAAACACAGGGGTCTTCATCGGTGAAGTGGCATCTGCAATAGATGATGAGATAACACTGACACACAAACCACTAGCACATATGTCTGCAACAACCAACATTTGGTATTACAATCCATTTACCGAAGTGACGTTCCTATCAGGAACTAAGGCATTAGGGAGCAATCCTGCTATAACATCTACAACTGACTTTAGGGGTGTGAGTGACAAAGGAGTTATTCTCCAAGATAGTTTCTCGTTCGATGTTAGCCTCAACAAGACGAAATTAGAGGGAACTTCAAACAGTGGTTCTTTCCTTGAGAACAGGACTCTAGGATATGACATTCAAAAACCAATAAGCATCGATATCTTAGATAGTGGTGTTTCCACTGAAGATTCGGTCTTTGCCTTCCAGTTATCAGATGAACTTGGAACATCTACGACAGATGTAAGCATGATGACTTTCGCATCAGAGAGATTCAATGTATTGGATATCATAGAGAAGGATGACGGTGGTGCTAGAATGAGAATAGCACCTACTTGTCCTGTTGTTATGGGTAGGGTTGAGAATAACACATCGGATACCCGTACTGGTTTCTCCTTCTACTTGGTGAACAACGGCATCAATGACGGTGGTTTTCTACATAGGTTTGACACAGGACATACGACTTCTGCTAATCTAGACTTGATTGCTTCTGATGATATCTACACACCAAGAGAGACATTCAGGTATTGGGACTTGCAGAAGTTCAGCAGTGGTACGATAAAGAAGACATCAGGTGGAATATACAACAGGAGTTCCAAACAACAGAACATCAGGGGTTATGCAGTAGCGTATCCAATACTTGGCACTGGTGATGCACCTGCTTCCACCACACTTACCGAATCATCAAGACCAATATTCGGAAGCAACATGGTGAACAGCAACTTTACACATGTAAATACAGCAGGAAGTATATTTGATGCTACAACTGGTGTGTCAACCCTAGTTCCTCCAACTAGGATACATGAGTCAAAAGTAAAACTAACTAAGTTTCAGCCATTGATAGATTGGGAAAACCTAGATGGAAAGGCACAGGCATATGAGTTGTTTGCCACAGGAGATTTGTATCCATACTCAAAGTTAAGGTACAACAACATAGGAAGTCAGACACTCAATTACGATGACCTTGCCTGTCTATTGGAAAGCGAAGGAGGTATATCTGCTACTGAAACAACACATTCTGAGTATGACGGTAAGAGCAAGTCAATGGATAAGACAGACAATAACTTTGAGAGGGCTTCGATAAAGGCAGCAAACAAGACGACTAATCAAATCAAGAGATTTGGTATTGCGAGACTAGTTGAAGCCACGTTCGATTGGCATTTCAATCCAGTTGATGCAGATTCTTTGGAGAACACCTCTGCGTATGAGGAGAACTATGGAACATATGCGTTGTTAAGAAGCAGAGAGGCAAGCAAGGACAATTTGAAGTTCTCAGTTGCGAGTGGTAGTGTATCTCTATCTTGGACTAATGGTGGCACACTTACCATACCCCCATACAGCACAATCTTCAATGCAACCAATGGTGGGTTGATTGCTACGACTGGTGGCTCATCACAAACAGTGAGTTCAACGGGAACTGTCACTGCAACCATGCATGATACGACAACTGCGACAAATGTGGAGGCATATCTGATTCCTGAGTATGGCAATTCAAATGCATCACCCTCTTTCACAGTGGATGGATTTGATACACTAAAGACAACAAACAGTTCTGATGTAATGGACATGAGTAAAGTCCTCTTAATGAGACCCAACTACAAGGGAAGCGAATCTACGGATTTACAAAATGTTGTTCACTCATTCAAATATGCTCGATTGATAAACAGTGGAGGGAATGCCTACAACCCTCCGGGTGTTCTACTGCCATTCATATTCAATGCAGACCGCAATGCGGCAGATACTGCTGCTGAACTTTTGAACGCAAGGAAATCTCCATATCACGATAGCCAGCAGTGGAGTAATAGCCTATTTCCTAATCCTCCTTACCTTCACCTATCTAGAGTCTTAGCAGGACTCATGCAGAACTTCAGGGGAAGCAGCACACTAACAACCACTTCCAAGATGGGTTATGCAGACAATGTTCATCCCTATGAAAACTGCATTGCTGTATTTCGTGATATCAAGAAGATAAGTTCAGTCGGCCCTGATGTTCCTGAAGACATGTTTCAGACTAGTTGCTTCTTAGGCACTAGGCAATTCGTAGGGGCTTTCAACACTTATCAAGGAGGCACTTTTACCACACCGAATGACTTTGACCAGCACACGCCTAATACTATGGTGTATTCGATTTCTTCCGGTAATTATAGAGCAGTAACTGGAACTCATACGTTGGAGACAAAATCCTCAACAGGCGATGCTTTAGGAAACGATGCTAACGATGTAACAGAAGGGTCTCCCACTTATTTCATGGACAAGAAGAAAGGTGATACGGTCTCTACAAGCAGGGTGCAAAATCACGTTGACCTAACATCCAATAACGGTGGTGGAGCCTACTCAGCAAGAATGCTAATCAAACCCCTCATCAATACCGCAGATGATAATGTCGTACTCAGCAACGGCAATAGAACGCTAACGATAGACTTGGATGATGTTGACTCTGCACACAGTTGGTTGGAGTTCGCTCCTAATCTAACAGGATACTATCTCGTAGGCAACAGAGGTATAGAGTCCACCCTTGAGACTAGTCTTGGTTCTAATGATGTAACAGGAAGCAACAAGGATACGTTAGGCATATCATCCAACGACACATTGAACATCGCATACATGGGTAAGATAGTAAGTCATACTCATACAACAAGCAGTGTCAGTGACACATCTAGAATTCACACTATAATCCTAGATGAAGGTATTTCTACTAATGAACTACCATTCTTCCGCCTAATGAGATTAGCAGAGACAACATTCAGAGACACACCGAACGAGATAGTCTTGAACCAGTTATTCAGCACAGGATTGGACTACACAGAAACCTCAAGCGGATATAGAACAGGCACTCTTGGTAATCCTAACTATCTACCCTTCAATGAGAATCATCAACACACGAATGAAGGGGTATTCAGTGCGTATGTGTTATTGAATCTAGATTCTGCACCATCTCCTGCTGCTGAAGGCGCACATGCCTGTCAGTCTGCTTTCAGCAGGACATTCTCAGAAGCATCAGCGATGTTGCCATACAATGACGGAGATACATTTGAGGTGATGGTATCTGATGGTGAGACTAAGGATGTGAAGACAATGACTGTTGATTTGACTCTGAATAGCACAACAGGAGGCATAAGAAGAAATAAGATGAGACTGACATATGATGGTGTTCTAAACGGCAAGGGTGTTGTTTCATTTGGAGAGATAATCAATATAGAACTCAGAAGAAAACCAAGTCTGCAAAACATAACGACTTGCCATATTGGAACGAGTATGAT